AGAGCATTGTATTTGACTTACCTAAAGGTAATCCTCCATATACACCACTCAACATTCCGGATAATTTCGGATACAACCGACTCAGGTCGGAAATGAGGAAATTCAAATATTTCTTTGTTAGCAGTTCACCTAATCTTAAACAGATCAAACGAGAGTCTATTTTTATTGAATTGTTGGAAAGTGTATCTCAAGAAGAAGCAGAGTTGGTTATTGCTATCAAAGATAAAAAACTAAAGTACAAAGGTATCACTAGAAAATTAATAGAAGACACAATGCCCGAAATTTTTGAGGGTGAAGATTTGGGAAAGTAGTATGGCTAAAAATAAAGACAGAGCGGGTTATAGAGGATTTCGAGAGTTTTATGACAACTACGATGACGAAGTTCCGAAGAAAAAGCGACTCAATGAAAAAAAAGGTCGAGCGAAGTCTAAAATTCGTGAAAAATTAGACCAAATTGATCTAAATAATATTAACGATGAGGACTTTGATGATTTGGATGATTATATATGAGTAACGAAGTATCTACCGGACAATACCTGATAGTCTTAGGGTTTGCGATTCTAGTCGCATTATTGTTTCCATTGTCTATGGTATGGGCAATTAACACACTATTTTCTCTTGATATTGAATATGGTTTCAAAGAATGGCTCGCAGCAGTCATTCTTTATCAAATGTTTGGTACCAAGTTTGTACCAGATAGTCTAAAACAAAATAAAAGTGAAGGATTAAAAAACTAAGGAGGTCACCCCAAAAAATCCCATTTGTTATGGTAACATTAACTTAACAAGGAGACTTGCCTATGGGAGAAAACCAACTAGAGAGATTGAAAAAACATTCTAGGGAACTTGGAAGACGAATTTTCAAGTTAAATAAAAAAGGTAAAAGTGAAGCATCATATAAGATTATGAAACGACAAGCGACACTTGATGCTTCTATAGAACAAGTCACAAGGGGGTGATCCCGCTAACAAGCGCCTCGCAATGAGGCGCTTTACTTTTGGAGATGAACCTATGAGTGGTAAAGGCAGTAAAAGGCGACCCTTCGCCGTATCAAACAAAGAACAGTACATTGAAACTCGAAACAATTTTGATAGACAGTGGGATATCATTTTTGGAGGCAAGAATATGAAGCACGAAAAAGATCAAACATACATTTCAACATACCGATCAGAGGATGGTGAACGAATCGCAGAGGTCCGACGAGATGAAGGTGGATATTATGTTGAATTTTATCTAAATGAGGAATTTGTAAAGGTGGTTGATGTTCGTGTCCATTCAATACATTATGCCGAAGATGTAGCAGAAAACTATGTTTTGGGAATAATAAACCCAAAGGAATCAACGACTTAGACGGGGGGTTGACATTCTCGCCCATTTTTGGTAGAATATGCTTATAGAAATGAGGAGTGTAAATGATCAACCTATATTTCCAAGGCAGAATCCGAGGCAAAAAAGCATATCAACAGTTCTGTGAAGAAGTTGTTGACGAGTTGTTCCCTCGACAATTCACAAAACGAGAAATAGATATCCATATCAAATTCAGTATCGCCGTTAGCGATGGAATTTACGGGTGGGCTGGAGTTGGTGACTACGAAGATTCGTATACCGTAGAAGTTGGTAAAGTGATTTGCGGAAAAGGAGGGCTTCGTCCTCAAACTCCACAAGAAATTGCAAGCACACTTGCTCACGAATTGACTCATGTGCGTCAATACATTCGGGGCGAGTTGAATGCAAATATGACCCGATGGAAAGGTCAGCAAGTTCCCTTTGGCCCTAGAGGAGGTTTGCAAATCCCCTATGATAAACAGCCTTGGGAAGTCGAAGCATACGCACTAGAAAAATATCTAGTCGCTGCACACTGGTAAACAATAGGAGTTATATTATGTCGGGAATTATCATCCCATCAAGTTTGGAAGACCGCGCTAAAATTAAAAAATGTATGGAAGAACTTTCAAATTCTTTTAGTCGTACTGAAGCCGAACGAGATTTCGTTAGAGATGCTATATCTAATTTATCGGAGGAAGTTGATATTCCAAAGAAAGTATTAGGTAAAATGGCAAAGATCTACCACAAACAAAATATGGCTGAAGTTGTAGGAGAATTTGCAGACATTTCAGAATTATATGATATTGTAATGAAATAGGAGAGTTATACTATGATTAGAAAAGGCGATAAACTACCATCCGTGTTATTTAACACACGAGTACGAGACGAAAATATCGGAGGACCAAATCCTTATCGGTGGGAGGTAAAGTCTACTGATGATTATTTTGACGACAAGCGAGCTATTCTGTTTGGATTGCCTGGAGCATTCACACCCACCTGTTCGACTTATCAACTGCCCGACTTTGAAAAGTTGTTTCCTGAGTTTGAAGGACTGGGCATCAGCAACATTTATTGTATATCTGTTAACGATGCGTTTGTAATGAATGCTTGGGCAAAAAGTCAAAAATTAGATTTTGTTGAGGTCATTCCTGATGGATCTGGAACTTTCACTCGTGAAATTGGTATGTTAGTAGACAAAGACAATATCGGATTTGGAAAACGTTCTTGGCGGTATGCGATGGTCGTACATAACGGTGTCGTAGAAGCATTTTTCCCTGAAGCGGGTTTAGGTGATAATGTAGAAGGTGACCCATACGAAATCTCTACGCCTCAGAATCTGCTTGCTTACTGTAAGTCGTATAATAAGCAAGGAGCTGCTGCATGAACGATACTTGGAATGGCGAGTCTCGTGGAATTACTGATGTTATGGTGTCACGTATCAAAACGTGGCACCGTGATCGGAACCTAATTGATGGTAGTACAGACAAAGATCAAGTACTCAAACTCATGCAAGAACTTGGGGAACTGAGTGACAGTGTTTGTAAGGGCAAAGATATTCGTGATGACTTGGGTGATATGCTAGTTGTTATGATTAATATTATGGAACGTAATGATTTACATTTTACCGATTGCCTTGAAGTTGCTTGGATGGACATCAAGGACAGAAAAGGTAAGATGATTGACGGTATCTTTGTGAAAGAAGGGGATCTAAATGATTGAACATACGACGATTGCTGGATTTGTCGAAGCAGCAAAAAAGGGTGTGGTTACTGTTGAGTTTGATAAGATCAATGACGGTGGGCGAAGAGTGATGCCCTGCACATTAAATGATGTGTTATCAAATCATAACGTACCAGAAATTCTGGAACAAAGAGAATCTGAGTCTGAGCATCTTGTAGTGTGGTGTTTAGATAAAACTGCTTGGCGTTCTTTTCGCGTTGACACAATGATCAGATGGTATGAGGGCTATCCTTCAGGTCAAACGGAGCATTCTGAAGGTGAATAATTCTATATATAAAATTGGAAACATAACAAAAGTTTCTGATAAATATGAAATAAGAGATGATTACACTGCTGAAGGATTTGTGCTAAGTAGTACATTATTATATCCTAGTTGCGAAACTAACGGACACAAACACACGACGCAAGATGAAGTTTTTATTTTCTATGGTAAAGGTGAAATGTACTTGAGGTATCCCGACGAAGGACAGGGTGAGATCGAAGCAGTCTTTTCTGTCAAAAACGGATCAACAATAACAGTACTTCGAGAAGTCTTTCATAGAGTTAAGAATACTACTAAAAACGAAAATCTATTATACTTAAGGGTGATGAGCAAATGACGCAAACCGAATTAGATATCCCAGTAAAACTGGATCCACCTTACAATGGTTTATTCTACTGCCATATTCGTAACGGTTTTTTTCGCTGGCCGGAGTTTATTTCATTTCTTAAAAATAAGAGGTTATAATGGCTAGGAAAGATAACGATATCGTTTATTTAATTCCCGAAGGACAAACTCGGGAATCTCATGACTATCACTACACAGTGAGTAAACCTAAAAAGATGGAAAAGTTTAGGATGAAAAAATATAATCCTGTTAGTAGAAAGCATGAGTGGTTTGTGGAAGTGAAAAAACCACCACATTCTAAGTAAATGTCATACTCAGACAAAGTAATGGATCATTACCA